CAGCATGTCTCTATTGTACCATGTTAATATGTATTTGGAATTTCTCATTTTGGCTTGTACTATTTATATTCTAGCACCAAGTCATGGAGAATAGATATTTATTTCGTGCAAAGCGGATTGATAACGGAGAGTGTGAACAGGGTGCTTGAATACATAAGGGTGGCAAAGATAACAGACGCTAAAGAGTTGGATACGCTGTTGTGCCACTGTCAGAATAAACTCGCAGGGAACATTGACGGAACAGAGTTAAAGCTATCAAGAAGTGGGGATAATGAAGAATGACAGAGCAGGAAGCAATAGCAATCATAAAGAAAAATTATCCAAAATGTTGCAAAATGGTAAACGGAAGATATAAGGGCGGTTTCGACGACACTGATTGCGAATTAGGGCAGGCATTCAACATTGCAATCAAGGCACTGGAAGAAGTTCAGCAGTATCGCGCAATCGGCACGCCGGAAGAATGCTTGCGAAATAAGGATTTCTTGCGATTCCTTGCCAATTCGATGAATCAGAAAAAGTATGAAACTTATCTGGGGATATATAACGCGGTGGAAAAGGATGGACGTGATGAAGAATGAGTAAGTCCATCATGTATAACGAAAAGAAAGGCACTATCACAAGAAGCACCGGATAGTGCCTTAAAGTTAAAACTTGTGTCTGTGTTTTATAGTGGCGCTAAGTATACCAAGTACCAAAAGAAAGAGTAAAAAAGGATTTTTAACAATACACTTCATAACAATGTAAAATCCTTCAAAAATACCAGAAAACATTGAGAAGAATAAGGGCACTTGGTTTAAAAATTCAGATATCATATTTTCACCTCCAATCTTTTTTAGGATAACATGGATGGTGTACGAAAAATAGGACAGAAAGGAGTGAGAGGTTTGCTGGCCAGCGTTAAAGAGCTCTTTACTCCAAAAACAAATGGAATCAGTACAAGATAGGATGAAGCGGCTGGGAGCTTATGAGAAGATTGCTTCATTCATGCAAAAAGAAAAGCAGGATTACAGTTTTAAAAGAAAATATGCACAGATCAGAGCGGAAGAGTTCAGATCAGAATGTGATCGTAGAGAATTGAACTGCCATGTATCAGTTGGAGGTTTGGACAGCATCATATTGTATATGTTCCTTCATGAAGTGTGTCATATCGATGTACCAGGTGTATCAGCATCTACACTCGAGGATGCAAGCATTCAAAGAGTACATAAGGCAATAGGAATTATAAATGTGCCACCGCTCATGCGGGATGATGGGACCAGATGGACGAAACCAAAAGTTATACAGGAATTCGGCTTTCCAGTCATATCTAAGGAAATCGCCGGGAAAATCGAGTTGCTGCAGAATCCAACGGAAAAGAATAAGACAGTCAGACACGCGATCATAACGGGAGAGACCGGGGAATACGGCGGCTGGCAGAAGAATTCGAAGATGCAGCTTAATCAGCGGTGGTTGAAGCTATTCGGCGGGTATGAAAATGAAACCGAAGGATGCGACTTTCAAAAGCCGGATTTTCTGGTATCAGCGAAATGCTGCTATTACCTTAAAGAAAAGAATTGTGATGACTGGGGAAAAGAGCATAACAGTGTGCCGTATTTGGGACTGATGGCATCCGAGGGTGGAAGACGTGCCAAGAGCTTGCGGATGAATGGTTGCAATTACTTCGGGGCATCCACGATCAGATCAGCGCCGTTTGCAATCTTCCACCGGCAGGATATTCTTACGCTTGCCCTGGAGATGGATGATCTCTGGAAGAACAGATTAAAAGAGAAGTATCGTGCTGTTGGAATTAAGGATGGGATAATAACAGAAGATTTTCAGATGCCGGAGTCGCTGATACCGGAGATTTACGGTACGATTGAGAAAAAGCCGGACGGTACATTGTATACAACAAAGGCACAGCGTACCGGATGCAGTATGTGTGGTTTTGGAATTCACATGGAGAAGCGACCGCATCGGTTTGATCTGCTGTATGAGAGCAACCCGAAAGAGTGGGACTATCTGATGTTCCATATGTGCAAGGATAAGGATGGCAATGATTATGGATGGGCGAAGGTTCTGGACTACATTGGAGTTGGCTGGGACCCGACAACCATAGGTGGTAATTGCAAGGGGCAGATGAGCCTAGAAGATTTTATGAAATGATAGTTTGCTTAGGAAGCCACTTGCTCTGCCAACTGAGCTACACTGCTAGTTCCTAAACAAGTAATTATATAAAGTAATGAACCAATTAGCATATGCACCACGCCTTTCTTGCTGCTTACATATAAGTAAATAGCGTAAATCAAAATTAATAGTAACATTCCCGCTAATATGATGCAGAGATTGGATTTGAACCAATGACCAAGTGGACGCCTAAACAAACTATTTACAAACATTATAAACAAAAGAATACAAAATTTCAAGAAAGGAGCCGGAACCTATCCGGATAAAAGGCGCGCCGGGTTCCTTTCAAAAAATGACATATAGAGAATTCTTAGAAACAAAAATTGAGCTGGCTACAGACAGCGGGTTTGTTGTAAAGCCAGAAAAAGTAAATAAGGTATTGAAGCCACACCAGAGAGATGCTGTGGTGTGGGCGCTCAAAGGCGGTAGGCGTGCACTGTTTGAGAGTTTTGGACTTGGAAAGACGGTACAGGAAATTGAGTTTTGCCACTTGGCAGCAGAACATAGCAGCGGCCGTGCATTGATCGTGTTGCCGCTTGGAGTAAAGCAGGAGTTCACGCATGATGCGGTGGAAGTGCTTGGATATGAAAAGCCGGAATATTGTCGGACAATGGAAGAAGTGGAGCAGAGCACAAGCCAGATCGTATTGACAAATTATGAGCGTGTCCGGGATGGAGATATCCGGCCAGACTACTTCGCAGCGACAGCCTTGGATGAAGCCAGTGTTTTACGAAGTTTCGGAAGTAAGACTTATCAGACATTTTTGGATAAATTTAAAAATGTGCCGTATAAGCTGGTAGCCACGGCAACACCATCACCGAACAAATACAAGGAACTGATCCATTATGCCGGATATCTGGAAGTAATGGATACCGGGCAGGCATTGACGCGGTTCTTCCAGAGAGACAGCACCAAAGCAAACAATCTGACCTTATATCCAAACATGGAAGATGAGTTTTGGATGTGGGTAAGCAGCTGGGCACTTTTTATCACGAAACCTTCAGATCTCAATCCGGTATATTCCGATGAAGGATATGATCTGCCGCCACTTGATGTAAGATGGCATGAATTGCCGGTGCATTATGGCGATACTGCAGATCGTGACGGCCAGATGCAGTTATTTCAGGAGGCTGCCGAGGGATTGAAAGAAGCTGCGGCAGTTAAAAGAGAAAGCATTGACCGCCGTGCAACAGAAATGAAAAGGATTGTGGAAGAATCGCCGGATGATCATTTCTTGTTGTGGCACGATCTGGAGAATGAACGGCATGCAATCAAGAAAGTGTTGCCGGATGTGGTAGATATCTACGGATCTATGGATTATGATCTGCGGGAACAGCGAGTAATTGATTTCTCGAATGGACGGACAAAATTATTTGCTACAAAGAAATCATTATCCGGGTCTGGATGCAACTTTCAAAGATATTGCCATAGAGAAATCTTCCTAGGGATCGACTATGAATTTAATGATTTCATTCAGGCGGTGCACCGGTGCTACAGATTTTTACAGAGTGAGCCGGTGGTGATTGACATCATCTACATGGAGAACGAGCGACAGATCAAGGAAGCATTGCTGGAAAAATGGAAGAATCACAATCACATGGTTGCAAAGATGATCGAGATTGTAAAGAAGTATGGTCTTAACTCGGAAAATAAGACACAGCGGTTAGAAAGGAAGATGGGCGTGGAAGGCAGCAGAGAAGAGAGAACAGTGAGAGGAAACCATTATGAAGCGGTATATGGGGATTGCGTAGAGGAAACCCGAGAAATGGAAACAAATAGCATTGATCTGATACATACCTCGATCCCCTTCGGCAACCATTACGAATACAGCGCAAATTATAACGATTTCGGGCATAACCAGAACACGGACCGGTTTTTTGAGCAGATGGATTTCCTTACACCGGAACTGCTTCGGGTATTGAAGCCGGGGCGTGTGGCAGCAATCCATGTTAAAGATCGTGTATTATTTGGAAATGCGACAGGAACCGGAATGCCGACCATTGAACCATTTCACGCGCAATGCATCAGCCATTATATGAAGCATGGTTTCCAGTATTTTGGCATGATTACGGTCGTGACCGATGTGGTTCGTGAGAATAACCAGACATACCGCCTCGGATGGACGGAACAGTGCAAGGATGGTTCAAAGATGGGTGTAGGATGTCCGGAATATATCTTACTTTTCCGTAAACTGCCAACCGACAGATCTACGGCATACGCAGATGTTCCGGTCAAGAAATCCAAAGAGGATTACACCCGGGCACAGTGGCAGATTGATGCACATGGTTATTGGAGATCGTCAGGAGACCGACTGATCAGCAAGGAAGAACTCAAAGATTTTCCGGTTGATAGCTTACAGACAGTGTACAGAGAGTACAGCCGCGGCAATGTATATAACTATGAGGATCATGTGAAACTTGCGGAAGATCTGGATAAAGACGGAAAGCTCCCGGCAACATTTATGGTTGTTGCACCGGGATCGTGGAATCAGTTGGAAGTGTGGGATGATATCAATCGGATGCGTACCCTTAATACCACGCAGAGCCGCAGACGCGCTCAGATGCACGTATGCCCGTTACAGTTGGATATCGTGGAGAGAATTATCAACAGATATAGCAATGAGGGTGACACGGTCTATGATCCGTTTGGTGGTCTTATGACAGTTCCAATGACAGCGGTTAAGATGCACCGGAATGGTAAAGGATGCGAGCTGAATCCGGATTACTTCCGGGATGGTGTCGGCTATTTGCAGGCAGCGGAGAATGAAGTGGACGAGCCGACATTGTTTGATTTTATGGAGATACCATCATGAAAGAAGAAACGTCGGAGAAAAAAGTAAAATCATATAGTGAGCAGATCCGGAAAGAAATAAGCCAATGGAAGGACATAAACCAGAACGGGTGCAATGATCCGTTCTGGCCGGATGGCTGCAATATGAATCTCGTGAGAAACCATATCCTCTATTATCAGAGAAAAATTTCAGAAATCTGCGCGGAAAAGAATTTGCCATATCCAGAAGTATACTATTTTTCAGTACCTCCAGAGGTTGACAACTTCTATATGGCGAATCTGAAACAGAGAGATCGTGTTAAGCGGATATTTTACGGCGGGTATGTACCAGTAAGGAAGAAATATTACTACGATGAACAGCAGATATGTTTATTTTAAGCAGACCGGACAGTTCCGGTTTGCGTAGCTATTCCTTTTCACAGACTGCATTTCTGGCAGCAATATTTGCCAGCATATCACTCAGCACTACCAGATCAGCAGCAAGGATGGCAATTTCATCATCTGACATGCAGTCGGCAAGCTGGCAGGCGAGTGTTGAAAGAAAATAAAGGTTTGAACAGTTTTGCATGGGATCACCAAAGAGGTTTTATATATTTTATGCGTCTGCGGTGAAACTGTGCGAAAAATCTTTGAATTTTAGAATCAAGTAGCAAAACCAAGCGATCATATAGCACCTCCTGCTGTGTAATATATGAGGAGAAAATAATAATTATTTATTTGAAATGTAGTTTGAAAAAAATAGACAATAAAAACGTCGAAAAATGTGGACATTGACAATTGAATATTGACGGTTAAAATGGTAAAGTTATATAAATAATAGACGTAGGAGATGTGCATTATGGAAGGTATGAATTTGCAAAAATTTATGGTATGGTATCAAGAATTTATATCTACTGATAAATATCTATTACTTAACTTTATAATTGTTGTGTTGTCATTTTTTACTGGAAAAATGAGCGCTAGGAATATGATGTCAAATTTATCTAAGAAAAAATATGGTGATATGATAGAATTGTTAGATGAAGATAAAAATAATCTATATGAATTGTGGAGAGAAGCATATACATATTTTTCAAAAGCAGTTACTTATTTATGCCTGGTCGTAGTTCTTTCAATTCAGTTTGTGCTTATTATATTTTCTGCTAATAGAGATGGAATCACAACGACAGTACTAATGTTTACTATTGCTGTGTCTGTAATGGAATATCGAGACAATAGAAGTGAGTTCAAAAGAAGAGAAAAAGGTTTAAAAAGTAAACAATTAAATCTTATGATGCAAGCAGAAGAAATAAAAGATATTGAAGTTCAAGACAAAGTGCTGGCAGAACTTGAAAAAAGAGGACTTATTGATAATGAAAAGAAGATAGAAATTATAAAAAGTATACAACGCACTAAAAAATAGAGTGAATTGAACTTTACCAACCGTCAAATACGATGGTTGGTATTTTTTGTGCAAAAATTGAAAGGGGGAATGTCTGTGGACCAAAAGGAAGTATTCGAAATCTGCAACCAGGTAGACAGCTTCATCGCGGAATATCTGACAGAATCCATTGTGATCGGGACAAGCTATGATATGTTGGAAGCACACCACGGCATTCTCCCGATCAGTAGAAATTGCTTTTACCGGAGGCGGCGGATTGTGAGAAAGATTATGGAGAAGCGGATGGGGCGGATCGTGGAAGAGAAGAATGGGCAGTTGAGGATGGTGTGGTGATATTGCAAAAATTGGTAATAAGTGTATAATTATTACATGAATAGACAATGGGGAGGTTATGTTATGAAGTTAAGAAATATTTATATGGCTTGCAAAAGAAGTATAGAGCCAATCAGTAATATTCGTTTTATTCAAAAAAAAGTCGGCATAACACAATATTGTGTTAGTGGTTGGAATGCCGCACAAACCGCAATATTGAATAATTTAAAAGAAATTGAATTCTTGAAAGATAAAACAGCTGCACTCATCAATGCAATACCTCAAGCATTAATAA